ACCTGGGCGCGTATGCGGCGGTGACCAGCACGGGCGGCGGTTACGTCGACGTTGCGGGCACGTACATCAACGTCGAGAACTGTTTCTTTCAAGGGTTCAAGTACAACATCATCCTCGATCAGAGCGAGCTCGTCGTGGTCGACCGCTGTTATTTCCTGAACTGGGTAACAGCCGGCGTCTGGCTGGTGAACGGCCCGGACCATACCGCGGGTGCGAACAAGGGATTCACGAACCGCATCACGATCACGAACAACCAATTTAATTGCCCGACCGGGTATTGCGTTCTCGATGATGGCGGCGGCGCCCACCTAATCCAAGGCAACAACTTCAACTCGTCCATCACGCAAATCCGGGTATCTGGATGCGGTGGCCTGTCCATCATCAACAACGAGATGGAGCTGGCGACGGCATACCCGATTCTGTTCTCGGAGACGACGCTCAGCGGCACGTACGTAGGCCCCTGCTATGGATTCGGGATCCGGGACAACCTGCTCGGCGGTGGCGCGGTGTCGATCTTCCTGGGCGCGGCTCACGGCGGCGAAATCGCCGGCAATACCTTCTTCCAGTACACGACGTGCGCTATCGAGGCGGACTACGGCACGAACTGGCGCAACACGAACATCAACATCGGTGCGAACTTCAAAGCGCTGGCTATTGGCGGTGGCGCCACAGTGCCACCGTTCTTTTCGACGGCAGCCAAAAAGGTGCAGTTTGCGCGCGCGGGCCAGGTCACACAGATGGGCATGACGTATTGCAACCAGGCGCCTCCCGGAGGCTCGTTCGTAACGACGCCCGTTTGCATGGAAGACATCACAGAGGGATGCCTGATGCGCGTGCAGAACGCCGACGGCACAAACGTGGAGACCATCCAGGCAAGCAACGTGACGGGCACGACATTCACCGCCACGTACGCGACCGCGAAGACGCCGGGCTTCCTCATCTTCGTGCTGCCCGAGCAGCCGAGCGGAACATGGACGCCCACCCCATCGGGCTCGGTTACAGCTGGCGCGTGGACGACGTCGGCGCTTTCTGGCGTGTGGGAGCGCGAAGACAACCGAGCTACTGGCAATGCGCAGATCGTCTGGAGCGCCATGAGCGCCAGCGGTCAGATGCAAGTCCTGATGCCTTTCAAGGCCAAGAACAACGGCCTTTTGTTGGCATCGCCAGTCGTGCTCACCGGGCCGGGTGCGATCGCCGCAAACGTCGGGCAGATCGCGATAACGATGGCGGCCGGATCGAACATTGCGTCGATGGTCTACCTGAACACCTCGACAGGAAATTTCACGGCATTGCCTTGCCCGGCATCAGGGTCTCTCTACTTCTCATTCACGTACGAAGTCTAACCCCTCACCAGTCACCACCCAACCATGAAAGCAAATCAAATGAGCGAACCCATCACCACCGGCGCGGCCGGCGCAATTGGCTGGGCCAAGATCGGCGGCCTGGCCGGCGTCAGCGGCATCGGAGCCGGCCTGGCCACCTACGTCGTCATGACGATGACCAAGCCGAAAACGGATCAGGAATGGCACGTCGCCCTGATCACCACCATCATCGGCTCCATCTGCGGCGGCGCCGCGCTGGCCTCGTACATGGGCTGGCAGGCATGGGCTGACAACGTCATCGGGCTCATGGGCCTTATCGGGGTGTGCTTTGCTTGCGGCCTGCCGGCTTGGCTGATCATCCGCGCGCTGTTCCTGTACATCGACAAGCGCCGCGATGCCGACATCACCGATATCGTCAAGGACGTGAAGGAGATGATCCCGTGACGCCCGCCGAATTCATCGACAACATCCTGCCGGGCGCTCGCGTCTGCCAGCGGACGGCCGGCATCCCGGTCAGCTTCACGATCGCGCAGGCGGCGCTGGAATCTGGCTGGGGATCCAGCGTGCGCGGGAACAATTTGTTCGGGATCAAGGCGGACAAATCTTGGACCGGCCCGACCGTCGACGTGCCGACGCACGAGGTCGTGGGCGGCAAGCGCATCGCGATCACGGACAAGTTCCGCGCGTACAACAGCTGGACGGACTGTCTGCAGGACCGGGCGCAGTTCTTCTTCCGCAACCCGCGCTATGCGAAGTGCTTCCGCGAGACGACCGGCGCCGGCTGGGCCCGGGCCGTGGCCGCCGCCGGCTACGCAACCGATCCCGGCTACGCCGACACGCTAATCGACATCATCCGTCGTCGGAACCTGCAGCAATACGACGTCCCGGCGGTGGCGCCGTGAGCGCGCCGGAACGCCTGATCGTCGCCGCTGCGCTCGTGATGCTGCTCGCCACGGGCGCATGGGTCGGCGTGCACCGCTACGGCGCAGCGCGGTACGACGCCGGGTACGCGGCCGCCGTCGACCTGGGCAAGAAGCAGCGCGACCGTGACGCCTATCTCAACCAGCAGACCGAGGACGAGCTGCGCGCGCTGCTTGCCGCCAAGGATGCTGACGCTCATCGAAAGGAACAGGAATATGCATCGACCCTCGAGGCTGCTCAGCGCCGCGTGCGCGCTGGCACTGACCGCCTGCGCTGCCCAGCAGCAGATCCCGTACAGCCCGGCGCCGCGGCCGAAGATCGACCCGCTGCCGCCGGCGCTCCAGCTGACGGACAAGGACCGGAATTTGTGCCGGACGTTGCTGCAGACCTTCTCGGCATCGCCGCAGACGTTGCAGGACTCGTGCGGCGATACGACCAGGTCGTCGAGCGATTCGAAGCCTGCCGGGCCGTGAACGCGAGGCCGTGATGGACTACCTCGTCAGCACGCCGGCCGAGACGCAGCTCGTCATGCAAACGGCGGACGGTCGCGTAATTGCGGTATGGCCGGCGCCGCCGTCGTCGCTGCCGGGCGCCGCCGTGCCGGTTCCGCCAGCACCCGGCACGTGAGCGCGAAGCCCGCGCCGTGGTCGGCGAGGTAGGCGGCCGCGGCGCGCACGTCGTCCATCATGAGCGCCTCGTCGACGGCGCGGGCGAGCTCGGTATTCGGGCGGTCCATGCGCCCATCATGCCGTTGACGCACGGTACCTCCGTGATGTTGATCAAACTTCAAGCCGGACCTTGATATACTGTACACGCATACAGTATTTTTGAGGTTTCAATGACAACACTCCCCGATCCTGAAGCGCTTCACCCCGCGCTCTGGCGCGCGTCGCAGCTGGCGCGCGGGCACACGCGCTGCGTGGACACCGGGTTCCCTACCCTGTCGCCGCAGCTGCCGGGCGGCGGCTGGCCGATGGGCACGATGGTCGACCTGCTGCTCCAGCAGCACGGGATCGGGGAAATGCGCCTTCTCGCGCCCGCGCTGCGGACGGTGGCCGAGCGCCGCGTCGTGCTGTTGCAGCCGCCGCACGCGCCCCAGGCGCTCGCGCTGGCTGGGCTGGGCCTGCCGCCGGCGTCCGTGATCTGGCTCCGCGCCGAGCGCACGGGCGACATGATGTGGGCGGCCGAGCAGGTGCTGCGCAGCGGGAGCTGCGGCGCCCTGCTCTTCTGGCCTGACCAGGTCGGATCGGGAAGCGCGCGGTACCGGCCCGTGCGCGCCGACAACCTGCGTCGTCTGCACCTGGCCGCACAAGCTGGGGAGACGCTGTTCTTCATGATGCGCCCGCTGGCCGCCGCGACAGACTCGTCATCCGCGCCGCTGCGCCTGAGCTTGGCGCCGGCGCGCGGCGGGATCAACGTCGGGTTCGTGAAGAGACAGGGCCCCGCGCGCGACGAGCTGCTATTCCTGCCGATGCAGATCGGCCACGTTCGGCCGTCGCAGCCACAGCGCGACGTGGTGCCGGAACGCGCTGCCTTCACCGCGGCGCAGGTGGCTGCAATGGCGAATGCCTGACAGGGGAAATGGCGGCTTTTTGCCAACATGCCGCCTGAAACCCGCATGAATGCTGGAATTCCGCAGGTTCGATTCCCTCCGCCTC